ACCGTCGTTCAGGTTTCTCGTTTATGTCATCAGCTGAGACAGTTAACTTAGCCACTATATCGAGTGATAGTAGATATGGGATACTCTCTAAGTCTGGAGCCGATGCAAAGAAGATGTTTACTGATAAGGTTGTACCTATATCTATAAACTATCCTTTCTTCTTCAAGCCCATACAAGATGGTATGGATCGTCCAAAGTCTGAGCTCGCGTATAGAGTTCCGGCTAGTAAGTTTACTCGTAAGAAAATACAGAGTAATGAGCAGCTTGAAGAGATAGTAGGGCTTGATACTACGATTGACTGGAAAAACACTGGTGACAATAGTTACGATGGTGAGAAGTTAAATCTGTTAGTACACGATGAGAGCGGTAAGTGGGAAAAGCCCGATAACATATTAAACAACTGGCGAGTTACTAAAACATGTTTAAGGCTAGGTAGTAAAATCGTTGGTAAGTGCTTGATGGGTAGTACCAGTAATGCACTTGACAAGGGTGGAGAAAACTTTAAAAAACTATACAATGATTCTGATGTCACACGACGAAATCGTAATGGACAAACGAAGTCTGGGCTGTATTCTCTCTTTATCCCTATGGAATGGAACTATGAAGGATTTATTGATGAATACGGACTTCCAGTCTTTAATTGTGGAAGTGATGATGTACGATATGGACCAGATGGTGAATTAATTGACGTTGGTGTTATTGATCACTGGGAAAATGAAGCTGAAGGTTTAAAGGATGACCAAGATGGTCTAAACGAATTTTACAGACAGTTCCCTCGCACTGAAGAACACGCGTTTAGAGACGAAACTAAAAATAGTATATTTAACTTAGTTAAGATATACGAACAAATAGATTTTAACGAAGGCAGCAGGCATAATGCGCCTTTCACTATTGGAAGCTTTGGTTGGGTTCAAGGAATTAAAGACACTAAGGTTGTGTTTAACCCAGATCCAACAGGTAGATTTAAAGTTAGCTGGGTGCCGCCTGCTAGCTTGCAAAATAGGCAGATTATAAAAAATGGAATACGATATCCTGGTAATGAACACGTTGGTGCTTTTGGATGTGATAGTTACGACATTAGCGGGACTGTTGATGGTCGCGGTTCTAAAGGATCGCTACACGGATTAACAAAATTTTCTATGGAAGACGCGCCGCCGAGTACGTTTTTTCTAGAATACATAGCAAGACCACAAACCGCAGAGATATTCTTTGAAGATGTTTTAATGGCGCTGGTATTTTACGGTATGCCTTTACTCGCGGAAAACAATAAACCACGTCTACTATATTATCTACGACGTAGAGGATACAGAGGCTACAGTATGAACAGACCAGACAAAACATGGAACAAGCTATCGACATCTGAGAAAGAGATCGGTGGTATACCTAATTCAAGTGAAGATATTAAACAAGCCCACGCTGCTGCTATTGAAATGTATATAAACGACCACGTTGGTCATTTAGGTGATGGCAACTACGGTAGCGTATATTTTAACGAGCTGTTAAACGACTGGGCTAAATTTGATATAAACAAAAGAACTAAGCACGATGCTTCTATCAGTTCAGGCTTAGCGATAATGGCTTGCAATAGACATTTATATACGCCTCACGCTGAGCGAACAAGACAATCTTTAAACTTGAATATATCTAAATATAACAACGACGGGTTTAACTCCCAATTAATTAAATAAACATGGCTGAGTCAGTATATGTTAACTTTCCTAGGCAAGACGTTAGTGATGCCGAAAAAAATTCTTACGAATATGGCCTAAAGGTCGCACAAGCTATAAACTCAGAGTGGTTTAGTAGCGAAGCCAGTGTAGACAGGTATGTTAACAACACTAACAACTTTCATAAGTTAAGATTATACGCTAGAGGCGAGCAGCCTGTGCAGAAGTATAAAGACGAGTTATCTATTAATGGTGATTTGTCTTATCTTAATTTAGACTGGAAGCCAGTACCAATTATATCTAAGTTTGTTGATATCGTTGTAAACGGTATATCTGAAAGAACTTACGATATAACAGCCTTCTCTATAGATAAAGCAGGCTCAGACAAACGAGACAAGTTTATGAAGAACGTCGCTAGCGATATGCGCATGAGACAGTTCGATGAAGATATGGCTGCTAATGTAGGTATAGATACTACTAAAAGTAATTTAGATAAACTTCCCGAGTCTAAAGAGGAGCTAGAGTTATATATGCAGCTTGATTACAAGCAAGCAATTGAAGTAGCTGAAGAACAAGCATTAAATATGCTTTTTGAGGGCAACAACTACGAGTTAACAAAGAAAAGATTTTTTAGAGATATAACTGAGATTGGTATCGGTGCTGTAAAAACTGATTTCAATCATTCACAAGGTATCACTATAGAATACGTTGATCCAGCCGATCTTATATACTCTAACACTAACTCGCCTTATTTTGATGATATTTACTACGTTGGTGAGGTTAAAACAATTCCTATCAACGAGCTGGTTAGACAGTTTCCTGAGTTAACATCTGAGGAAATAACAGAGATACTAGACAATAACGCACCTAGTAGAAACTACGTTGCTGGATATAGACACAAGCGTAATAAGCAAGACAGAAACTTAGTACAGGTTGTTTACTTCAACTACAAGACATATATCAATGAGGTTTACAAGGTCAAGAAGACAGCGACCGGTGGCGATAAAGCTATTGCTAAAACAGACAGGTTTAATCCACCAGCAGATAAAACTGGTGACTTTACTAGAGAGTCTAAAAAGATTGAGGTTTTATACGATGGAGTTTACTTACCTGGCTGCAACAAACTGTTAAAGTGGCAGCTATGTAAAAACATGATGCGTGAAAAGAGTAACTACAATAAAGTTAAAATGAACTACAGTATTGTAGCTCCTCGTATGTATCAAGGTAAAATTCAAAGCTTAGTTGGTAGAATTACTGGATTTGCTGATATGATTCAGATAACTCACCTTAAGCTTCAACAAGTTATGTCTAAGATGGTTCCAGATGGAGTTTACTTAGACGCTGATGGCCTTGCTGAAATTGATTTAGGTAACGGAACAAATTACAATCCGCAAGAAGCGCTTAACATGTTCTTCCAAACTGGTTCTGTTATTGGTAGAAGCTTCACTTCTGAGGGTGATATGAACCCTGGTAAAGTTCCTATCCAAGAAATCAACTCTAGTGGTAAAGGCGCTAAGCTACAGTCGTTGATACAGACATACAACTACTATCTTCAAATGATCCGCGATGTAACTGGTTTAAACGAAGCTAGAGACGGTAGCACGCCGGACAAAAATGCTTTGGTTGGAATACAGAAGCTTGCAGCCGCTAACTCAAATACTGCTACAAGACATATACTCCAGGCTGGTTTGTTTTTAACTGCTGAGATCGCTGAAAAGATATCTTTACGTGTGTCAGACGTTATAGACTACTCACCAACTAAAGACGCGTTTATCGATGCTATTGGCCACAGAAATGTAGCTAAACTAGAGGAAGTTGCTGAACTACACTTACACGATTTTGGTATTTTCATTAACTTATCGCCTGACGAAGAAGAGCAGCAACTGCTAGAGAATAACATTCAAGTAGCTCTACAGCAAGGTTCTATTGACCTAGAAGATGCTATTGATATAAGAGAAGTAAATAACATCAAGTTAGCTAACAATCTACTAAAACTACGTAGAAATAAAAAGCAACAGAAAGATAGACAAATGCAGCTTGAAAACATACAAGCTCAATCAAAGTCTAATCAACAAGCGGCGCAAGCAGCAGCTCAAACGGAGATGCAAAAGCAAAACGCACTAGCACAGAGCCAAATGCAGCTTGCTCAAGCTCAAGCTCAAATAGATTCTCAGAAAATGCAGATGGAAATAGCTGCTAAAAAAGAGCTAATGGAACTTGAGTTTCAATACAACATGCAACTTAAAGGTATAGAGGTAGAAGGACAGAGGGCTAAGGAAAAAGAAAAAGAAGACAGAAAGGACGAAAGAACTAAAATTCAAGCCACTCAACAAAGCGAACTTATAGATCAAAGAAAAACAGGTAAAGCGCCTAAAAACTTTGAATCTGCAGGTAATGATATAGTTGGAAGTGGATTTGGATTAAGTAACTTTGAGCCTAGATAGTAATTTATATTTTATATTATGGAAGATAACAAACAAACAGACCTTGAGGAAGTAATCCAAGAGGTTGAAAACGAGACTAGCGAAAATAACGCTGATCAAGATTTAAGTAAATTTAACAGTAAAGATGACGATAACGTTATCAAAGTAGATTTAAGCCAACCAGTTGAGCAAGTAAATGACTCTGAAACCAATGACGAAGAAGCTTCTGAAGAAGTTGCACAAGAAGAGAACGTTAATGAAGAGGTACCAACCCTTGAGGAAGTTACCGATGAGGAAGATACACAAGAACAAACAGTAACTGAAGAGGAAGTTTTTAAAGCTCTTGACGAAGAAGCTTCAACTGGTAAACCATTACCTGAAAACATACAAAAGCTTGTAGATTTCATGGAGGATACTGGTGGTGATATCGAAGATTACGTTAAGTTAAGTAGAGATACTAGTAACCTAGGTGATACTGAAGCTTTGCGTGAATACTACAATAATACTAAACCTCATCTATCTTCGGAAGAAATTGATTTTTTAATCTCAGATCAATTTTCATACGACGAAGAGTTAGATGAAGAAAAAGATATCAAAAGAAAGAAACTGGCCCTCAAAGAGCAAGTTGCCGAGGCCAAAGCCTACTTAGACGGGCAAAAGTCTAAATACTACGAAGAGATCAAAGCTGGAAGTAAGCTCACTTCTGAGCAGCAAAAGGCAATTGATTTTTTCAACAGATACAATAAAGAATCTGAACAAACCAATCAAGCTGTTAAACGCAACAGTGAAATTTTTGAAACTAAAACTAACAATCTTTTTAACGACAAATTCAAAGGTTTTGAATATAACGTTGGAGAAAAGAAATACAGGTTTAAAGTCAAAGATGTTGAGAGCACTAAAGCCAAGCAAAGTGATTTAAACAATTTTATGGCAAAGTTTGTCGATAAAAACCAAGCACTAAGCGACGCGGAAGGATATCATAAAGCTATGTACACAGCGATGAACGCGGATGCTATAGCGCAGCATTTCTACGAACAAGGTAGAGCTGATGCTATTAAAGATAGCGTGAAGTCGTCGAAGAACATAGATATGGCTCCAAGAGGTGCTAGCAACAACAATAATACTAGTGGCATAAGAGCACGTGTAGTTGGTGATGATTCTAATTCTTTCAAATTCAAAATCAACAATAAAAATTAAAATTAAGAAATTATGGCAATTACTGCAGGAGATAATTTAAATAGTGTACCAGCACCAAAACAACAAGCGCTGGAAACTAATTATCTAGATCTAGCGTCTGAAACTGGAAAAGGTTGGGCGCAACAATATGTACCAGATCTAATGGAGAAAGAAGCTGAGGTGTTCGGTCCGAGAACAATCTCTGGTTTCCTTTCGCAAGTTGGAGCTGAAGAGTCTATGACAGCTGACGAAGTTGTTTGGTCTGAGCAGGGTAGATTACACCTTTCATACAAGGGTCACGTTGAAGACGCTGACGGTGGTCTTTCTAGCGGTGGTCAACTTACTATTGAAGCTGATATTGATGAGACTTCTGGTTTCACAGCTGGTGATCACGCTATTAGAGTTAACGATACTGTTATCGTTGCTAACTCAGAGGGTGTAGCTAAGTGTTTAGTAGAAAAAGTTAATAGCGCTGTTATCGACGTGGTGCCTTACGCTGGAGCTAGTCTTAGCGCTTTAGGTCTTACTACTGAAAACGGAACTAAAGACACAACTATTCTAGTTTACGGTTCTGAGTACGGTAAAGGTGGTCAATACAGAACTGCTGCTGGTACTGGTAACACTGACACAAGAGGAGCTAACGAGCCTGACTTCAAGACTTTCCGTAACAAGCCTGTTATCATGAAAGACTACTACGAAGTATCTGGATCAGATGCATCTCGTATCGGTTGGGTTGAAGTTGCGGCTGAAGATGGTCAATCAGGATACCTATGGTACCTAAAGGCTGAAGCTGATACTCGCGCTCGCTTCACTGATTACATTGAGATGGCTATGCTTGAAGCTGAGCTTAACGTAGCTGGTTCTGCTGCTGATGGTAACGCGAACATCGTTGGTTCTGTTGCTGGTGGAGCAAACCGCGTAGGTACTGAAGGTTTATTTGCTGCTATCGAAGATCGCGGAAACTTAACTTCAGGTATTACTGGTGTTAACGCTGCTACTGACCTAGCTGAGTTCGATGCTATCTTAGCTGAGTTTGACAAGCAAGGTGCTATTGAAGAGAACATGATGTTTGTAAACCGCTCGACTAGCCTTGCTATCGACGATATGCTTGCGTCTATGAACTCTTACGGTGCTGGTGGTACTTCTTACGGAGTATTTGATCAGTCAGAAGATATGGCTCTAAACCTTGGCTTCTCTGGTTTCCGTCGCGGATCTTACGACTTCTACAAGTCTGACTTCCGTTACTTAAACGACAAAGCTACTCGTGGTGGAATTAACGACGTTGCTGGATCAAACGCGATCCGCGGTGTTATTATTCCAGCTGGTACTTCAACTGTATACGATCAGCAGCTTGGTAGAAACCTAAGACGTCCGTTCCTACACGTTCGTTACAGAGCTTCTCAA